ATGGTGAAAAGATAATATATGTCTGTGGTTATGATAATAAAGCACGTTGGAAAAAAGTATTAGGTTCACAACAAGGTTGCGTGTACATTGATGAAGTTAATACTGCAGACATGGAGTTCTTAAGAGAAATATCTCATAGATGTAAGTATATGATGACTACATCAAACCCGGATAGTCCTGATTTGCTTGTGTACAAGGAGTTTATTAATCACAGCAGACCATTAAAGAAATATATCAAGGATTATCCGGAAGAATTGTTGTCAGAATTAAATGAGCCTGAAAAGGAAGGATGGGTTCATTGGTATTTTACATTTTATGATAATGCCAGTTTAACAGAGCAGGACATTCAGGATAAGATTGATGCAGTTCCGGTAGGAACAAAGATGTACAAAAACAAGATACAGGGACTTAGAGGAAAGGCCACAGGACTTGTATTTAGCATATTTGACAGAAGACATCATGTAATTACAGTTAATGAAGCAAAAGAATTCATCAGAAACAGGTCAAATAAGGAACAGAGAGAATGGTTTGAAATATTCACAAGTGGACTGGATACAGCTTATTCAACAAAGAGCCCTGACACAATAGCAATGAGTTTTGCAGGAATTACAAACAAGGGCAGATATATTCTTCTGGATGAGAGAGTTTACAACAATGCTGAAATTGGAACTCCGGTAGCTCCATCTGATACTGCAAAGAATTATTATGATTTTTTGGAAAGAAACAGAAAGGAATGGGGGCTTGCAAAGCATACATTTATTGATTCTGCTGATGCGGCAACAATCACGGAATTAAATAAGTTTAAAAGAGAACATGCACAGTGCTTATATGTATTTAATGCTGCATATAAAGCTGTGAAAATCATAGATAGAATCATATTACAACTTGGATGGATGAACTTTAATGACAATAAGGACATTCAACCAAGTTTTTTAATTGTTGAGAATTGTAAGGAATACGTAAAGGAATTGGAAAAGTATTCTTGGAAGGAAGAAAAGGATCAGGAACCAGAAGATGGAAATGACCACATGGTTAACTCTGTTCAGTATAACTGGATTCCTTACAGAAAGAAAATAGGAGTAATCAAAGAATGAGGTTAATGGACAAGATGAGAGATGGAATAAGACATTTTTTAAGAATACAGGACGCACCAAAACAGACATTTAACATTAGGGAATTACTTAATTATGATGGAAATTGTGTGAAAAATCTTATTTGGTATCGTGGTGACAGCTACGAACTGACACAGTTTTATCAAAACATTCCAGGTGGTTCAGATGGTGTGAAGTTTTGGGCTGCACGTTCAACTGTTGGAAGAGAGATAAGAAAAATACATACAGGCTTACCAGGGATTATTGTTGACCGATTAACAGATATTGTCATTAATGATTTTAGTCAGATTTCATTCAGTAAGGATTCAGACAAAAGAGAATGGAATGAAATATCGAAGGACAATAACTTTAAGGGCATTCTAAAAAAGGCAGTGTCAAAGATGCTTATTCTTGGAGATGGTGCCTTTAAAATATCACTTGATGAAAGCATAAGTAAGTATCCAATCATAGAGTTTTATGGTTCTGATAAGGTTGATTTTGTTTATAACAGGGGAAGAATACAAGAAGTAGTATTTACAACAGAATATGAGCAGAATCAGGTAATGTATGTGTTAAAGGAACACTACGGATATGGGTACATTAAATACAAGCTTTACAGAGCAACAGACAATATGGAAGTTCCTTTGGGAATTATTCCAGTGTTGAGCAATTTGGTTGATGTGGGATTCGATAGCTCACTAATTATGGCACATCCTATTAAATTTGGAGAAAATCCAAAGTGGGAAGGAAGAGGACAGTCAATCTTTGACAAGAAAACAGATGATTTTGACGCATTGGATGAAGCTTGGAGTCAGTGGATGGATGCTCTAAGAAAGGGCAGAAGCAAGGAATGGATTCCTGAATCATTACTGCCAAGAGATCCGAAAAGCGGGGCAATAATTAAGCCAAATGCATTTGATAATTCATACATAAAGCGTGGTGATGATTTATCTGAAAATGCACAGAACAAGATTGAGGTTACACAGCCGACAATTCCGCACGATTCATATCTTGCCACATACATTACAGCATTGGATTTGTGTCTGCAGGGATTAATCAGTCCAAGTACATTGGGAATTGATGTCAAGAAGCTGGATAATGCGGATGCACAGAGAGAAAAGGAAAAAACAACTCTTTACACAAGAGGAAACATAGTGGACATATTACAAGATCAGATACCTTTATTCATTCAGAAAGTATTTAACGTTGTTAGTATCAGCCAGAACAATGTGCCAACAGAAGTTAAATGTACAATAGACTTCAGTGAGTATGCAAATCCATCATTTGAAAGTCAGGTAGAGACTGTTGGAAAGGCTAAGACACAGGGGATTATGAGCGTTGAAGCTTCCGTTGATGAGTTGTATGGAGATACAAAGGATGAGGAATGGAAAAAGGAAGAGGTTGCAAGATTAAAAGCAGAGCAGGGAATAGCAGAAGAGGAAGAACCGGCTTTAAATTTGGAAGGAGAAAATACAGATGAAGGTGATAGTGGGGAAAAAGGTTTACCAGATGTCGAAGAATAAGGCAATGAATTTGCTTAGACTGGCAAGTGAGCAGGTACCTAGAGGTATATATGCTTTGGAAAAGGACAAAGTGATTGAAATGCGTAATGATAAATGCAGTTCAATCACACAGGTAAAAAATTTGAAAAGACAGTTTAAGAAAGCTGGCTTTAGAGTATATGCCAACGGAGTTGATTAGAAATGCCAAAAGATTATGACATTGAGGAAGCTTTTAGAGCCATTGAAAATGAGTTGATTGATTCAATGATGAGAAATCTGTCAAATCATAGGGCAGAGGAAACAAAAGAGGGATATAATTGGACATCGTGGCAGGCTGAACAGTTAAAAGCTCTGAATAAGTACAAACAGGAAAATCAAAAGAAGTTTACAAAAAGATTTTCTGACATTAACAGAAAAATCACTGAATCAATCATAAAGCACAGAAAAGCAGGAGCAACAGATCAGGAAATAGACATTCTAAAAGCCATTAAAAAAGGGGCAAAGTTAACACATAAAGCAGGAAGCACCATTGAGGGTGCTTTTTTTCGTGTCAATGATAGAAAACTGGATGCGCTATTAAGTGAAATAAATGGTTCTATGCATAGAGCTGAAACTGCAATGCTAAGAATGGCAAATGACCAGTACAGAAAATCAATATTCAATGCACAGGTGTATTTCAACACCGGAGCAGGAACATATGAAAAGGCAGTGGACATGGCTACAAAGGATTTTCTAAGTCGTGGCATTAACTGTGTTCAGTACAAGAATGGTGCAAGAGTTAACATAGCCTCATATGCGGGAATGGCATTAAGAACAGCTAATACCAGAGCATACTTGCAGGGTGAAGGTGAAAAACGTAAGGAGTGGGGAATTTCCACAGTTGTGGTCCATAAGAGAGGTTTACCTTGTTCAAAATGTGCAAAATGGATTGGAAAGATACTGATAGATGATGTTTGGAGTGGTGGAAAAGCAAGTGACGGTCCATATCCGTTAATGTCTCAGGCGATAGCAGGAGGTTTATATCATCCTAACTGCAATGATGGTCATAGTACATATTATCCTGGAATTTCTAAAGAGCCTGAAAAGGTAACAAAGAAAGAAATGAAACAGGCTATTATTGCAGAGAAACAGGAAAGCAGGGACAAATTGATACAAAGGAATGTAGATAAGTTTGATAGGTTATCTAATTATTCTTTAGATGAAGAAAATAAGAAAAAGTATGCGACTAGAACAAATCAATGGAATAATATAAAAGAATTCTCAAATGGCATAAATATAGAAAAGGTTGCAGAAAGTGGGAAATTTAATAGTAAAAGAGTTGGAAATAATAATGTTGATTTGATTAAAATGAAGAAAGAATTTGGAAAGAAATTTAACCAATTAACTAATGATTCAGCAACAAACAATTCTCTAAGAAAATATGCAAAAGCTATGCTAACTCATAGAAATGGAACTGATGGAGAAGATCTTTATATTATTAGTAAGAAGGCAGGAAAAAAATTATTTTCTAAAACGAATAGTAACAATATTTTAGGAGTAGAATTAAATAAAGAAGAAATTGAATTGATAAGGCAAATGCCATCAAAAATAGGAATACACAATCATCCCACAAATATATTGCCAACTGGTAGTGATTTTGTAGTTGCTGGATATAGAAAATATGATTTTGGATTAGTAATTACACATGATTTAAAAGTTTTTAAATATAAGGTAGGAAATAGACCATTTCCAGCTACATATTTAGATAATAAAGTTGACAAATATATGGGGAAAAATTATAATTTACCTATATTAGAAGCGCAAGAAAAGGCATTACAAGAACTTTCAAAGGAGGGGCTTATTGAATGGAAAGAGATACTGGCATAATTAAGGAAAGAGATTATATTGTAAAAACAGACAGAAGTCCAGAGGAAATTGAAGAAGCAATAAAAAAATCTGAAGAAGAAATGAAAAAAATGAAAGAATGGCCAATGGCATAGATACCATCTAGTTTGCGAGACTAGGTGGTATTTTTATGCAACAAAATAAGAAAGGAATAAGGAGGTAACATATGTTAATAGCCAAGATTGATTTCTATGATAAGGAAAACAACCTTACTTTGGTAAAAGCAGGAGATGAGGTTAAGGCAAAAACAAAAGAGCGTAAAGAGTATTTATTAAAACTAGGCGCAGTAGTTGAAAAAGACGAACCAAAGGCATCTACAAATAAGTAGGTGCTTTTTATATGCCCAAAACGTGATGGCTTAAAACTCTCGGAATATGCTGACGAGCTAAAACGGAAAGGAATATATGTAATGAAATTTAGAAAACGAAAAACAGGGAAAATGCCTATGAACATTCAGTTTTTTGCAGAAGGTTCAGGAGAAGGCGGAGAGGGTAACGGCAATCCAAACAATAATGCCGGAGAAGGTAACAGTAACCAGAATACTGGAAACAATAACCAGGGTGCAACATACACTCAGGAACAGCTTGATGGAATTGTAAATAGTAGAACTGCAAGAGCAGAGCAGTCAGCACTAAAGTCATTTTTTCAGCAACAGGGAATGTCCCAGCAGGAAGTGACACAGGCAATTAATGCTTACAAGGAACAGAAAGCAAAGAATACACCGAATATTGCGGGAATGCAGTCACAAATAGCACAGATGCAGAGCCAAAATTTACAACTAATTATTGAAAATTCTGCAACATTACAGGCTGTGGAATTAGGTATTGATTCAAAATCAATTCCTTATGTAATCAAAATGGCTGATTTTAAGGAAGTGGCAGGAGAAGATGGGACAGTTGATGCTGAAAAGGTAAAAGCAGCAATTAACAAAGTTTTAGAAGATGTTCCTGCACTTAAACCAGCAAACAGTGGAGAAACTAACAATCAGGGCTTTAAACCTATTGGTGCTCCAAACAACAATCAAAATCAAAACCAGGATGACTTATTAAGAGGCATCTTTGGAATAAAGAAAAAATAGGAGGTAGAAATACATGGCAGTATTACAGTATGCTGAAATTTTCAGAAACATTTTAACAGAATTATATGGTCAGGCACAGATTTCTGTAGACCTGTATAATTCAAATTCAGACATTCAGATTGTGAATGGAAAAACTTTAAAAATTCCTAAATTATCTGTAAGTGGTTATAAGGACCATTCAAGAAACAATTTAGGATTTAATGCAGGCACATATTCAAATGATTATGAAGCAAAGACTTTAGATCATGATAGAGATATTGAGTTTGCTATTGATCCAATGGACATTGATGAAACTAACATGGTAGTTGCAGTTGCTAATATTCAGAAAAGATTTGAGACAACTCAGGCTATTCCTGAAGCTGACTGCTACACATTTAGTAAGCTTTACACAGAAGCTAAGAGAGTAGGAGCAAAAGTTAAAACAGAAGCTTTAACTACAGCTAATGTTCTTTCAGATTTTGACGATAATCTTGAAGCAATGACAGAAGCAGGTGTTCCACTTGACAGAGTAATTCTTTATTGCACACCAGCTTACTATAAGCTACTTAAGAATGCAGATGGTGTTCAGAGAACACTTGAAGTAAGTGGAGCAAAGGGAATTGACAGAAGAGTACACTCTATTGATGATATTGGAATGATTAAGCAGGTTCCATCAGCAAGATTTAAGAGTGCTTATAACTTTACAAATGGTTGCGTAGCAGATGGTTCTGCTGTTCAGATGGACTATATTTTAATCGATCCTGAATGTCAGGTATCTAGAAATAAGTATAGCTATATTTCGGTATTTACACCGGGAACAGATTCAAGAACTGCTGACAACTATGTTTACCAGAACAGAAAGTTCAATGGTACATTCGCCATTGATGAACTTTTTAAAGATGGTTGTATTATTCACACGGCAGCAGCTTAGAAAGGAGAATAGGAATGACAGCTAGAAAAGACAATAAAGTTTATACAGTTTCTGAAATTGAAATGGAATCATACCTTTCAATGGGATATGACATTTTTGATGAAGAAGGAAAACTTTTAAAGCGTTCACCTAAAGCTACAGTTCCATACTCTGAATATGAGCAGGTAGTTAAGGAAAGAGACGAATTAAAGTCTCAGCTTGAAAAAGTTAAAGGCGATAAATACTCTTCAATGGAAATTGAGGATTTAAAAGCCTATGCTACAGAGCACAACATTGATTTAGGTAATGCCACATCAAAAGATGGAATTATCAAGAAAATCAAAAGTGCTGAATAGGGGGTGAGCCTATGGCTTATACCCCTTATGCTAACATAAATGACTATTTGGAATTGTCTGATATAAAAAGCATTCCACAAGAGGATGTGCTTAATAAATTAAGACAGGCAAGCAGACACATTGATTCACTGACTTATAACAGAATTCGAAAATATGGATTTGATAACCTGACAGAGTTTCAAAAAGAAATTATCTGCGAGGTTGTATGTAGACAGGCAGACTTTGAGTACGAAAATCAAGATTTAATTTCATCTGTACTTTCAAGTTATTCTATAAATGGAGTATCAATGAGTATTGGTAGTACATGGAATATTCACATTGAAAGTGGAGTTGCAATTCAAAGAGATTTGTACTCACTTTTAGAGCAAACAGGTTTATGTTGCAGATTGGTAGGTGTATAGCATGAAATATCCTAAATTAGTTCCGGACAGAATATGTCAAACAGATATTACAGTGGTAATTTATGGTGAAGGTGTATCAGAAACCGGTTCTCCAATTATCGTTAGTAATGAAGAATTAAAGTGTAATTATCAGGATAATGCGTACACCAAACTAACTGCTGAACAAAAGATTGTAACTCTATCAGGTAAAGCTTATTTTAATGGTGATATATGTCCTAGACAGGCGATTATAAGTGGTGGATATGTTGAAGTTCATGGAGTTAAAAGAACAATTTATAAAGGAACAAAGTCACGAAATCCTGATGGGACAGTTAATTTTACAGTATTGGAGTTGAATTAGATGTTAAATGCAAAATCAGTAATTAAATTGAATAAAGGTGTAATTAACAAGCTGAATAAGGCTGCAATCGTATCATTAGAACAAACTGCAGATGCAATACAGTCAGATATTAAACAGGCAGGAATAATGCCTTTTGATAAAGGTACACTTCAAAATACTGCTACGTTTGTAGATTATGATGGAAGTAGCAAAGGTGAAGTTCAAATCGTATCATCTACCCCGTATGCGAGAAGATTATATTACCATCCGGAATATAATTTTAATACTGCAGAAAATGCTAATGCAGGTGGAAAATGGTTTGAGGACTATCTTCCAAAAGGCAAAAAGCAAAATTTTGCAGTTGAAACATTCAAAGAACTGTATAGAAGAAACGGAGGTCTATAATGTTATTTTTAAATGATGTTAAGGATTGGCTTAAACAATTTAATCTTGCTGAACATTATTATATGGGAAAGCTGGATAATAAGTTGGATAAGTCCATAGGTGTTTATCAGTTAAACGCTAATAGAACACCTAGAAAATGTATAGGCGGTTTGGAGAGCTACGATATAAAGCCTATTTCAATACTGCTTCATTGGAATAATGATGCAAACGATACAGAACGTCAGGCATATGACCTTTATAGAAAAATAAGTGAATCAAGAGATGTGGTTATTAACAATATAGAAATACCCTACATAGAAATGTTATCATCAGAGCCTATTGATGTTGGTACTGATGATAAGGGAATATATGAAAGGGTAATTGAATTGAATATTTATTACAAAATATAGGAAGGAGCAGTAAAATGGCAAAGAAACCAGGTGTTTATCCAGTGTATGAGAATCAGTTTCAGGTAGGTGCAGATTCGTCAAGTTTATCTGATATTGCTGACATGGAATCTTTTTCAGTTTCATTTGATAATGGTGTTGAAGAATGGACTCCAATGAATACAGAAGGCTGGATAAGAAGATTAATGACGGCTAAAGGAATGACTATTTCAGTTTCCGGTAAAAGAAATGTTGGAGATGCAGGTAATGATTATGTAGCCGGTAAATCATTTAAAAACGGAAGAGATGCAGAAGGAACTTTTCAGTGGACATTCCCTGATGGTACAAAAGTGCTTATTGAGGGGGCTGTATTTAATATTACAGCATTGGGAGCAGCAGATAGTACAAATGTTGCACCGTTGGAATTTGATGTAATGTCAAACGGAAAGCCAACAATTACACCGGCAATTTAATTTGTTGGAATAATAAAGAGCAGGTTAGCAATAGTGTTAGCTTGCTCTATTTTTTTAGGAGGAATTAATATGTCAAAAGTAGTAGATATAACAGATAAATTAGATTTTGAAGAAAACCCAAAGATTAAGATTAAGGATGCAGAATTTGAAGCTGATGCGTCAGCAGAAAATATGTTAAAGGTGTTAGGTCTTGTATCTGATAATCCAACAGCAGAGGATGTAATTAAAATGTGTGAAATTATATTCACTAAGGAATCTCATAAAAAGTTAATGAATATGAAGCTGAGCTTTAAAGATTTTCAGACAGTTGTAATGACAACTATTTCTGTGATTATGGGTAATGAGGAAGAAGAATCGGGGGAGTAGATCCGTTCTATGATTTGATTGATGATTTTGACTTAATAGTGGCTTCTTTTACTACACAGTATGGATTAAGAATTGCCGACATAAAAGAAATGAAATGGAGTGAATTTCGAAGCCTGCTTGTGGGAATAGGTCCTGATACAATTCTTGGAAGAATAGTTGCAATTAGGGCAGAGGATGATAAGGACATGCTTAAAAATTTTACTGCTGAACAGAGAAAAATTCGAAGTGACTGGAGAAATAGAAATGTTAAGCAAATGGATAAGAGAGAGGCAGAAAAAGCCACAATAGAATTTGAAAAGGTATTTCTTGAAATGGCAGGACTTAATTCAGAAGCTATTGATTTTAAATAAATTAGGAGAGGAGGGAAAAGTATATGGCTCAAAGTGTGGGAACAGTTGCTCTTGACTTGAAATTGAACTCGCAAGGTGTCAATTCACAATTGAATGGACTTATGGGAGTTGCGAAAAAAGTTGGTGCAGCAATAGCTGGAGCATTTGCAATTAAAAAGACTATTGATTTTGGAAAAGAGTGTATAGAACTTGGTTCTGATTTAAATGAAGTTCAAAACGTAGTTGATGTAGCCTTTCCTAAGATGAGTGGAACAATTGATAAATTCGCAAAGAACGCAGCTACGCAGTTTGGTTTATCAGAAACAATGGCTAAAAGATATGCGGGTACATTTGGCTCTATGTCAAAATCATTTGGTTTTTCTGAAAAAGAAGCAGCAGATATGAGTACAACCTTAACAGGATTATCCGGTGACGTTGCATCTTTTTATAATATTAGTCAGGATGAAGCCTATACAAAGCTTAAGTCAGTATTCACTGGTGAGACTGAATCCCTAAAAGATTTAGGTGTTGTAATGACACAAACAGCATTAGATCAGTATGCGCTACAAAATGGATTTGGTAAGACAACTGATAAAATGTCAGAGCAGGAGAAAGTTGCATTAAGATATTCGTTTGTACAGAGTAAGTTAGCTGATGCCTCAGGAGACTTTGCAAGAACATCAGATAGTTGGGCAAACCAAACAAGAATACTTTCATTACAGATGGATAGCTTAAAAGCTAGTATAGGACAAGGATTAATAAATGTATTTACACCGGTCTTAAAATTAATCAATACATTACTCGGAAAATTAAGTGCTTTAGCTAGTGCGTTTAAATCTTTTACAGATATGATAACAGGCAATAAGTCAAGTGAAGAATCATCAGTTAAAACTACAAGTGATGAATTAGCAAAAGCTTCAGATAATTCTGATAGTGCAACATCAGGAGTAAATAATCTTACTAAAGCAACAAAGAAGGCTGCTAAAGCTGCAAAAAGTCTTGCAAGTTTTGACCAATTAAATGTAAAGCAACAAGACAGTTCATCAGATAGTGATGATTCAGGTTCAGGTGGTGCCGGTGCAATTGCAGGAATGTCTGACGCAACAAAAGGTATAGATGCAAGTAGTGGTGCTTTAGGAAAGATGGATAAGTTATTATCCACTGTATTAAATAAATTCAAAAAACTTGCAAAGTTATTTGGAGCAGGATTTAGTCTTGGTTTTAAAAGTGATGGCTTTGATAAGATTTTAGGTTATCTAAAGAACATAGGAAGTAATTTAAAAGAGATCTTTACTGACCCGGAAGTAGTAAACGCTGCAAGTAATTGGGTAGATACCATTATATATAATTTCGGTAGAATATTAGGCTCAATTGCATCCATTGGGGTTAGCATTGCAACAATGTTGATTGGTGGAGTTAATAAGTTCCTTGACCAAAACAAAGATTTTATAAAAACTAAATTAGTAGAGATATTTAATATTTCATCCGAGAGAGCAACTATATGGGGCAATTTCTTTGAAGCTATAGCAGATATATTTACAGTGTTTGAAGGTGATGATGCACAGCAGATTGTAGCTGATATATTAGCAATATTCACAACTGCTGGATTAGAATTGTACGTTCTGTGTGAAAAAATCGGAAGAGATGTTTTATCAGCAATTACTACACCAATTATTGAAAATAAAGATGGAATAAAAAATGCAATAAGCGATACTCTTGCACCGATTAAGGAAGTTGTTGGTGGAATAAAAGAGTTTATTCAGGGAGTTTTTCAAATTATACAGAGCAATTATGACGAATATGTTAAACCTGCATTTGACAATATAGGTTCCGGATTATCAACAATTTTGTCATATGTTATTGATGGTTACGAATCGTATATTGCACCTGTTTTTGATAGAGTTGCATATGGAATATCAGATCTTTTAAATACTTACATAAAGCCGTTAGTAGGAAGTGTAGTAGGATTTATTGGCAGAATTATTAATGCAGCAGGAAAGTTGTTTAATTTTTTATCACCTATCATTGGATGGATTATACAGAATATGATGGCAAAACTTGGTCCAACAATTGAGTTTATATGGATAAAAGTGAAAACTGTTATTAGTTTTATAAGTGTAGCTATTACAACACTTATGAATGTAATTAACGGAATAATTGATTTCATTGTTGGAATATTTACAGGTGATTGGCAAAAGGCTTGGGATGGAATAAAGGAAATATTTGGCAGTGTTTTTGATGGAATAAAGAATGTTATTAAAATTGCAATGGATTTTGTCAAAAGTATAATAATTGCAATTTGTAGCAAAATTTCATCCGTCATAAAAAATGTAGCATCAGGTATTTTTACAATTCTAAAAAAAGCATGGGAATTAATCAAGAATGTATTTGCGGGAGCATCAGGAGTAAGAGAATTCTTTAAAAAATCATTCTTTTCAGCACTTGAATCCATTAAGGAAATTTGGAAGAATCCGGGAGCATTTTTTGTTAAGGTGTGGAATGGAATCAAGGGAGCTTTTTCACACGTAGGAGATTGGTTTAAAAATACATTTAGTGGTGCATGGAAAGCAGTGAAAGATGTATTTTGCAAGGGTGGAAAAGTATTTACAGGAATAAAAGAAGGAATAGCATCTGTGTTTAAGACTGTAGTAAATGCTCTTATTAGCGGAATTAATTTTATTATAAGTAAACCGTTTAATGCCATTAATAAAATGCTTAACATGATAAGAGATGTAAAGATTATGAAATGGCATCCTTTTAAAAAATTGTGGAATGAAAATCCATTGGCAGTTCCACAAATTCCTAAGCTGGCTAATGGTGCTGTATTAAAACCAAATGCTCCATTTCTTGCAATGGTAGGTGATCAGAAACATGGAACCAACATTGAAGCACCACTTGAAACTATTAAGCAGGGCTTAAGAGAAGTGCAGCAGGAAAACGGAATAGGAAATCAGGAACTGTTAAGTGCTCTTTCAGGTGTAACTATTCAAATAGTAGTACAACAAAATTCAAAGGGTGTATTCAATATGGTTAAGCAGGAAGTTATTCAGGAAAAGAGAAAAACCGGTAGACCGGTTTGGAATAATTAATTAGTGGAGGTATAGGATTATGGCAGAATATCAAGGATATTTACTTAAGTTTGGAGGCGCAGTTTTTCCAATGAAATATATTAAAAGTGAATCTTATGTCTCCACTGATAATCAGAGGACGGAATTAAAAGCATACAGAAACGCTGATAATTATCTTGTTAGACAAACTTCTCCAAATTATAAAACAAAAATAGAATTTGAAACACCACCTCTTTTGCTAAGTGAATATAAAGAAATATCCAGCATTATTGCAATAGGAACTGTTAATGCAAGAGAGAGAAAGGTTCGAGTTACATATTGGAGTACAGAAAGTTTGAGATACCAAAAGGCATATATGTATATTCCGGATACTGATTACACTATAAAAAATAGCTTTGGTAAGGAACTTTTGTATAATCCAATTAAAATTACATTAATTGAGTATTAAGGAGGAAGATATGTTAAATGTAAATGATGATACTATTAGAGCTTATACGGAACATAATGTAAATAAAAAGCTGACAATATCTTTCCCTAATGATTCTAATATCAAAGACATAACAAACGATAATATAAAAGAAGATAATATGAATTTGTTAAGGTCTATATGCTCTGATTCAAAAATGATGGTTCAGGGATGCATTGCTACAGAATTTAAAGTTACTACCTTTGATATAAATGACGATATTACGAATAAGAATATAGTAGTATCTTTAAGTGTAAAAGATGATAACTATAAGGGTGAGTGGCAGGAAGGAGTGAATTATGTTGAGGGTGATATAGTCAAATTTGACGGAGAGTATTATAAATATAACGAAACACCTATATCAACATCAAGATCAAGTTTATTGAAAAGAACAGAAGTTAATTTCAATGAATGGAAATATAAAGAATCAGCTTCAAAGTACGCACTTCCTGGTAGGTCCCCTGAAAGGTTAGTGGGAGTTTACATAGAAAGAACAAAAGCTGTTCCTGAAGGCTTATCAATGTTTGTTAGAACATGGTATAAAAATGGATCATACTATGGACACATTAATAATTTGACATCAAATTATGACAATAAAGACATAATTTTTGCGAAAAGCGATTCATATGGAAATTCACTAGAGGGATGGTTTTCAGAAGTAAAATGTGATGATAGGGATGTTTTGGTAGATTTCTTAGACAGTTTAAGAGTTTACGAACTAACAACTCTTATGGAGTACGAACTTTACCCAACTAAGTTAGATTACTGTGAAAAATTATACGGTTACATAGATACATCTAATACTCAGGATATTGTTATTTTTAGAGGAAAAATCAAAAGCTTCATAAAACAAACATCTGATCCACGCTATAAGGATTTGACAGCCTACGATAAATTGTATGATTTTCAAAGTACATCTATAAAAAGTTTAATAAATACTGTGGATAGCAATGGAAAAGGTTATATTGAATTGTATGACTATCAGGGAAAATACACTCAAAATATAGAATATAAGACAAATCAGGTAGTTTATGAAGACACAACTGTAAATGGCAAAACAGTTAGATATTACTATCGTTTTAAACGTACTTATGATTTCCCAAGTTTCAAAAGAATGACTCTAGCTAATGTATATACTGCAAGTATTAATGGAACATTACTTGGAACACAATATATACAAAGATTATCGAACTATTATCCTAACAGACCTACTTTTAAAACATTGAGAGATGGAGTGTGTAAATATTTAGGAATTACTCAGCAAAGTACCACGTTATTTAATGATGATTCACAGCTTACTATTGGAAAACTAGAAAAAGAATATTCAGGACAGCAAATGCTACAGTGGATTTGTAATGGCAATTTAGTAGATGGATATTTAGACCCTGTTGATGAAAAAATTAAATATATAGAAATATTAAAAAAATCGGCAGTAGAAGATTCAAATTATAAGGGCGAATATTCTAAGGAAAGCGGAACAGAATATAAAGCTGGAGATATAGTTAAATTCACAAACGAATACAACGAGACAAGGTATTATGAGTGCCAAAGAGATTTGAGTAATCTAAAGTTTATAGATGAAGAATCATCATATCCATATTATGGAACAGAAGTTTTAGAGTTTATGAATGCTGGAAAAGGTAATAAATACCTTCCATCTAGACAAATAAATAATGATTGGAAGATTGTGTTTGAGTTTGATAATGATTTGGCGGAAGAGTTAGGTGTAAGTATTAGTTTAGGTGGCATTAACATAAAGCAAAGTCAAACTATATATCTAAATGAATATATTACAAATTCTTATTCAATTGTGGTGTCAAAAGTTAATGAGAAATTTATGAAAACATTTAAGGCTACATTATATACTGCAAGAGGAGTTTTTTCAAAGGAATGGGATTTATCAGGCGATGTGCTAAAGAACTTTTGGAAACCAAAGAATTTGCTATATCATCCAAATGGAAAAATCAATTTATCGTTTGTATATGAGATAGAAAATATTGAACTTGAAGACGATAAGTTTAATTTAGCAGGTCACTATATTACAGATGAAGATGGTAGCAATGTGCTTTACGGAAGTTCAAATTCAAATAAAGTATCTTTTACATTGAATCCACTTTTCAAGAAATGGATGTCTGCTGAACGGTTGTACCAGTTTATTGATGCTCCTGAAAAGTATGGCTCGTTAGTCTACAGACCATTCAAATTAAATTCGCTGGGACTTCCTTTTTTAGAACCGGGAGATATGGTTACATTTGGTGTAGATAAGTGGTCATCAGATTCTGATGGAAATCCTGTTACAGTTAGAGAACAGATTGACTCGGTTGTATTTGAAAAGACAATGTCAGGAGTTACATCCTTAAAGGATGAATATACTGCAAAGAAGGAGTAAGTATGATAATTATCGAAGATGGTTTAGAGCGAGATGCTACAGAAGAAGAATTAAAAATGATTGAAGAATATGAGAATGCAGAAAAAGAATTAATGCAGAAGAATGAAGAATTAGCTGATTTAGAAAGAATATTAAGTGAATCAGATTATAAAATTATTAAATCTTACGAAAACAGCTTAATAGGCAAAGAATTAGAATATGATATAGAGCAACTTCACATTGAAAGACAAAATATGCGTGACAAAATTAATGAAGTAAAAAATGAAGTGGCTAAACTCAAAGAAAGGTTAGGAGGTGTATAATCAGTGAATAGTACATCAAAAGAAGAAAATATTATTTCTATTGAATTTGGCAGCAATATCAAAGTCACAACACCAGCGGTGTTTCAACATGATACTGGTCAAATTTTAAAATTCATTAATGTTCCAGATGGAGCAGAAGTACAGTTTTCAAATAGTAATTCAGAAAAAACTTCAAACAGGATAATTCAGGACAGTCAGGTTATCATACCTGACTTTTTAATTGCAGAAGGATTGGAAATCACAGCGTATGTTCAATATATAAATGAAGATTCTCAAACAACAAAAAAGAAAATAATTATCCCTATTATTCCCCGCGCAAGACCGGGTGATATAGTTCCTGAACCAGAGGAAGAAACATTTAGAGGACAAATAGAAAGGATTATGACGGACACAAAAGAATTAGCTAGAGAATCACAGGCAGACGTTGAGCGAGCCAAAGAAGCAGTAACAGAGACGGAAAAACACGCTGAAGCAACACAAAAGGCTGCAGAGGAAACACAGAAAAGTGCCGAATCTATAAGCGAAGAATTATCAGGCATACGTTATCTAATAGTCGGCGAAGCAGAGGAGGTAGATTTCTAATGAGCAGAGAATATATAGTGCAGGAAAACACGTTGAAATCTATAGCTGATTCGATTAGAGAAGTAGGTAAAACAACAAACAGAATCAAAGTAAAAGATATGGCTCAAAAAATCGTTGATTATTCAAAAAATCAAAACACATTATATGAGCAATTATTAGGAAAGGTGGATGAAGCAGATGGCAATAATAGATGATAAGTTTGTTTTAAAATTAGAAAATCTACGCACGAAATTAAGAAACATCTTACTTGATAAAAAAATATACAAGGAAGAAGATGAGATGCTTGAAAATTTGATTGAAGCGGTTAAAGAATTAAACCCTGGAAACTGTCTAAATGATTTTCTAAATGGCGATTTAACATCATACGTTAATAACGAAGTTACAAGCATAAGAGCATCTTGTTTTATGAATATGCCAAGGTTAGAAAAAGTTAGGCTAGATAATGCATTAAACATACTGCAACAGAGTTTTAATGGTTGTACTAGATTAAAACATTTATATTTACCTAAAGTGCAAAAGATAGATAGTGGCACTTCTGGTTTTATTAATAATACACAAATTGAGAATTTAATTTTGCCAGAACTTATAAACTTTGGCGATTGGTATACATTTTATCTTGCTACTTTACGAAGGCTTATAGCCCCAAAATGTACAACAATACAACGGTCTCAACCTTTTATATCAGACACACTGCGGTTATTAGATTGTAGACTTAACGTTACAATGTCACAGGCAAATTTAGAAATTTATATATGTAGAAGTACGTCAACAATCCCTAACTTAGCAAATGCAGATTTCATTAGAAATATCAAAGAAATCTATGTGACAGAAACAATAATTGAACAATTCAAAACTGCTACAAATTGGTCAGTATACGCTGACAAGATTAAACCTATTGAGGGCAGTAAATACGAGCCTTTGAATTGGTACGAAGAAGAAGATTGGTACAAAGAAGAAATGGCAGTATGGGAATAATGCGAGGTGATTAAAATGCCAACAATAGAAAATGCAAATATTAAGCAATTAATAAAAGATGAAATAGCAAGAGCAAACGAACTTACAGGAAAAAATGACACAAGTGTTCATAATGCTATTGACAGCCTGCGAGAAGGCTATAAACAAAACACGCTATATGAACAGGTAGTGGGAAATGGAGGTATAGCAAATGGCGATAGTTGACGAAAAATACATATTATTGCTTGAAAATTTACGTGGCAAACTTATACAAATATTAAAAGATAAAGAGGTAGACGTAAATGATGATGAAACATTGGAAACATTAATTCCAAAAGTAAATATGATAGGACAAAACGATTATTTAGCCAATTTTTTAGCAAATAATCTAGAAGAATTTAGGCTAGAAAACAAAAATTGTAAAGTGTTTGGAAAAGCAGGAACGTTTTCAAGCGTTAAAGATTCGATAAAAAGATTGTATTTGCCGTATATCGAAGAAATATACAGTCTTATGTTGAACAATCAATCTTCATCAACAATAGAACACGTTTATATGCCAAAGTTAAAATATGCAAGAGCTATATATTCTTTATCATATCTTCCAAAGGTAACGAATTTAATACTGCCTAGCTTTATATCTACAGTCTATGGCGGTTATGGAATAATAAATTACAATAATGCATTGAAAAGATTTATTGCACCTAAATATAACTATAAGGGAGAAAGGTTATCAACAGGACTAAACCAACTAGAGATTCTAGACATAACGTTGGTATCATTGAACGACGGAAGTTATCCTGCTTTAACAACTTTAATTTTGAGACATCCAACGGCTATTACAAATTTGCCAAAAGTAACCACGCTAAACTCGCTAAATACTATTGAAATATATGTTCCGCAGGCGATAATCGAAACATATAAGCAGGCTACTAACTGGACTACATATGCCGATTGTTTTAAGGCACTTGAGGGTAGTAAATATGAGGATGTAGAATGGTATAAAAAAGAAGAATGGTACGCCGAAGAAATGAGCGTATGGGAATAACAAGGAGGTAATTTATGTTAATTACAGAGGAAGTAACAATAAAAGACGAAAAATTTATAAAAAATTATTCAGATGCAGGAATGTATATCGAGCGCAACGGCGTCCTATATGAAGAAGCTATTGATCCGATAGAGTACAAGGATAGTAGGATTTATACAGAGACGGACAAGCCGATTGAAGCAGAGCAGGAAGGGGAATAAATGAATTTATATCAATTTTTATCTTTGCTCGGCGTTCCATCTTTAATCGGAGCTATTGGAGTAGCAATTTTTAATCATATAAAAATGAAATACTCTTCAAACAAGTTGATTAAGGATGGAGTGCTTGCTATTCTGCACAACAAAATATACACATTAGGCAAGCAGTACATAGCGCAGGAACACATATCGGTCGAAGCATTAGACGATTTTGAACATTTATATAATGCGTATCATGCATTAGGTGGAAATGGAACAGGAACAGAAATTCACGAAAGAGTAATGGCATTACCAATAAGGTAGAAAGGAGTTTTGAATGAACAAAAAATGGATTAAAGCAGCAGGAGTAAGAGCAATTAAAACAATGGCGCAGACAGCAGTATCATTAATCACTGTTGGAAATCTAATTACAGAATTAGACTGGATTTCAATTATTGGAATTTCAGCAACAGCAGGAGTAGTTAGTATTTTAACAAGTGTGGCAGGATTGCCGGAAGTGGAGGAATAATATGATAATGTATAAAAAAACAGCAAAGTCTATAAGCTATGCACCTGTAAAAAGAAGCAGAGCAGCAGTTAAATACATAGTTATTCACTATACAGGTGGAACTACTGACACAGCAAAGAATAACGCAGATTACTTCGCAAATGGAAATAGTAGATATGCGGGTGCCCATTTCTTTGTAGATAAGAAGGGAAAGGTTGCAAGGTCAATTCCAATGAATAGGTCAGCTTATGCGGTTGGCGGAGACAAATACGCAGACTGCAAAAAGACTGGTGGTGGAAAATATTTTGGAAAATGTACAAATTTCAATTCCGTTTCAATCGAGTTGACAGCCAGCACAGTTAAAGAGCCTTATTCAGAAAAGCAGGCACAGGCAGTTAAGAAGTTAGTTAAATACATTCAGAAGTATTGCCCTAACGCAAAAACAATCATCAGACACTTTGATGTTACAGGAAAGCAGTGTCCGGCAGGGTTAATTGATGAAAAGAAGTGGCATAAGTTTAAAAGCAAAATTAAATAATACAAAAGCATTAACCAGTATGTACTTGATAAATCTTTAGGTGAGTAAAAAAAGGAGCATCAATAAAATGGTGCTCCTAAATACCTATTTGATTTTATGCAACGCAAAATGCAACGCAAACGGTTTCAAATACAAGAAAAGCCCTTTAAATAAGGGCAAAAAAAGAAGCGCGAGACGGGGATCGAACCCGCGGCCCCCTCCTTGGCAAGGAGGTGCTCCA